ATGGTATTCGTTGGCAAGACCAAAGACCTTACATACAACTGTTTGAAAATTTAGACAGATACACTGTTGACACAGTCCAAATGAATAACTCAGGATATACTAGTTGGTTAAACAATTATTTAGGTGACAGCACAACAACAACAGGTTGGACTGCACAAGTGCATCCAACGTTAAGTGACAGATTACAGTTTGTTTCATTTGGCGGTTATACACCAGCAGACCCAGAAACAGTTTTAAGAGCAGGTGACATCATACAGTTAAGAGGTAAGAATGTTTACCAAGTAACTACAGATGTTGTTTATTCAAGCGGTGACACAACACCAGACATATTAGTTAATCGTGTTCCTTTAGAAATAACAGGCACAACATACGATTTAGACATTGGCCCATTAGCACAATGGGATGTCGTTTGCACACAAATGCCTCAATGGACTATATTTGAAAGAGACCAAGTAAGTTGGAGCGGAGCATTTGTTTTCTATGAGGTAACAAGATGACAGATTTAAGCAGTTACACTTCAATAGGAAGTATAATGTTGGCTAAAATTGTTATCCCAGCATATCAAACAATAGCATTTAGTGATTACGGACATAGTTTAACTGTAGACAGTATTGATTATGATGCACTAGGAAGTTTATTAAGTGTAAGCCCTGTTAAAAGCGAAATTAAAGGCACTACATACGATTTAAGTATAAGCATCACAGGATTGTTAGCAAGTAATGTAACTGCCGCAATGAATACTAATTTAAAAGGTAGCACTATTGAAATAAAAAAGATATTTTATAATCCTGCAACTAATCAGGTTGTTGGTAGTGACACACGAATACCAACAAGTAACAATTTAGTGGCAAGTGACGCACCTACAAAGTTTGAAGGCATTATTAACAATGTAGGATTTAAAGAAAACTTTAATTCACAAACAGGAACTAGTGATTTTGTTTTAACATTTATTTGTTCAAGTAATTTAAGTATATTACTAAAACAAACAAGAGGTCGTAGAACTAATCCTGTAGATGAACTAAAGTTCTTTCCAACAGACACAGCATTTCAAAGAGTTCCAGAAATAAGAAACAGTAACTTTAACTTTGGTGCACCAGACACAGTGCCTAGATTAGGAACAAAATAATGAGTTTTTTAAGTGGATTAGGAAGTATTGCAAAAACTGCCTTTGGTTTTATAACTGGTAGTGGCGTTGGTAGTCAGATTGCGAGAACAGTATTAACAGGACTTGCAGTTTCTAAAATGGCAAGTGCTAATCAACAAGAGTCGAACACAGAAAGCAGTATACAAGAAGAAACACCAGACTTTGGAGTTAGACTTCAACAAAGTGCAGACCCAAGTCAAAAGATTCCTGTTGTATATGGAACTGCATTTACAGGTGGCAAACTTGTAGATGTAAGAATGACAGACAACAACCAAACAATGTGGTATTGTTTAGTGTTAAGCGAACGCACAGGTGTTAAGTTAAGCGACAGTGTTCAAAGTGTAATAACATTCAAAGATATATACTACAACAACAGTAGAGTAATTTTTAAAGCAGACGGACACACAATCGATTATTGTGTAGATGTAAATGGCAAGATTGACAGAAGTTTAGATAATTTAGTTGAAATATATTGTTTCAACAACGGTAGTGCAAGTCCAACAAACGTTGAAGACTTTGCAACACAAACTGCAACGGCTTACAGTCTCATGCCAACTTGGACTAGCACAGATACAATGAATGAACTAGCATTTGTATTATGTAAAGTAAAATATAACAAAGAAAAGAATACAGCCGGACTAGGCAGTGTAATTGCAAAACTATCAAACACAATGACATTACCAGGTGATTGTTTAAATGATATGATGACAAACACAAGATACGGTGCTAGTATTCCAGCAGGAGATATTAACCAGTCATGAATACATTAGCAGACTTAAATAACTGGAGCAACAATGTTATTACTTTTAGCGACTTAAACAGAGACTATAGTGTGAGTTATACAAACAGCACAGGCACAGTTGCAATCTCTAAAGCAGAACAAGATGAAATAGTTTTAAATGAAACATATGATGGATCATTCCAATCGTTACAAGCAATTGATAACACAGGTGATGGTGTTAAGATACAAGTCGACTTAACAACTTTTCCAGTTAATGGTAGAGTTGATTGGGGCACATTACCCACAGGTGTTACAATAAATGAAACTACACCAAATGTATTTGAAGCAAAAAACATTTATACTGTTACTAACTTTAATACATTAATAGCACAGGCTAAAATTACTTTAGTTGATGTTGAAACAAACACTACATATGCAATTAAAGTTTTATTTCCTTCACAAGCCGATCCGGCAGTAGAGTATTCAGATACACAAACAGTTAATTTAACAATTACCAGCACTAGTGATGAAATGACAACACCAGCAACAGCGGCAGACTATCAAGAAGATGATACATTAGTTGCAACAGACTTACCTACTATAGTAGATACATCACCGAGTGATACAACTTATAATTTTGAAATCTCTCCAAGCAATACAGCAGTAATAGATAGTTATAATTACACAGCACCACCAGGTGGAAGTGGAACTACTGTATCATTTAATAGTGGACAAAGAAAATTAACAATAGATGGAACAAAAACAAATGTTCAAAATGTTATAGACAGTATTACATTGAATCCAACAGCAAACAGTGATGTTAGTTATGTATTCAATTATAGTTTAACAAACAACACAAGTGCAAAAGTTACAACTAGCAGTGCAAACGCAACAGTTCAAGCATTAGTAGAAATAGATAACATTGGATTAAACAGAGCCTATACAGAGAATGCTGTTACAACAAATTTATTTTCTAGTAATCCACCTACAATTAGTAGTGCGTTAAGTGATCCAAGTTATACAGTTAGATTTGATATTACAACATTTAATAATACAAACAGTAATGGTTGGTTAATAGACAACAGCACTAATAGTGTGCCAGCAAAATTTATTACATATACTGGAAACCAATCACAAGTAGATACTTGGTTAGCAAGTAACGTTAGATATGTGCCGCCAGCAAGTATAAGCACTCAACAACAATTAAAAGTTACACTAACAAGTGCAAGTCAAGGAACAGATATAAGTTATTTTAAAATTAACGGAACAGCAGATGCAACACCAGTAGCAGGCACTGGAATAGAAACATACAGTAGTAATACTACAAATGTTTCATTTACTGATGCACAAAAATACTTCTTAAAATGTGATGTATTAATAATTGGTGCAGGTGGTGTAGGCGGAACAGCATTACCAACTGAATCAGGTGTGTTTGCGGCGTGTGGTGGCGGTGGTGCAGGTGCAGGTGCATTGTTACACGGAGTTGATGTTGACTTATTAGCCAAAGCAGAAGGTAATTTAGATTTCACAGTAGGACAAGTAAGTTCAGGCACAGGTAACAGTGTTATTGAAGCCAATGCAGTTAGTTCTATATATGCAACTTGTTTAAAAGGCGGTGATGGCGGTGATGGTAAAGATGATAACGGCGACACCGGAGGACAAGGTGGTGGTGCTAGTGGAGGATATGACGGAAGCAGTGTTTATCCGGTAAGAGGATCAGGCACAACACCAACATATTCAATAACAGCATACACAGGCGGAAGTATAACAACACAATCTATAGACGGATTTGATCAAACTAATCAACCAGCAAAAGATCATTTTGATGGAGCCTTAGGTGCACCTTACAATCCAACAGATACCAGTAATTTATATCAAACAAATATAACTGGAACTAATCAATATTATTGTGCCGGTGGTTGGGGCGGCGAAAGTATTCCTACAGCGGATTGGCCAAGTAGAGCCATACCAAGTCCAGGAACATACCGCGGTAGTGGTGGAGCAGGTGAATCAATTGAAAGAACAAATACAACACCAAGCACTATAAACAAAGAAGGTCGAAGTGACGGAATAGACGGTATAATTATTTTAAAATTATACAGTTATTAAGGATTAAAATATGACAGCAATTTCGCAAATAGAAAGATACAGAATTAACGGTGTAGTTGATACAGCAAAGCCAGTTTGGAAAAACATTGAAAATGTTGCCAACAGTTGCAACACTTGGGTAACGTATGATGTTGCCGCAGGCAAGTGGAGCGTTGTAATTAACAAAGCAGAAGCAAGTAGTCACAGTTTCGATGACAGTAACATTATTGGTGCAATCGATGTTAGTGGTAGTGGACTAGACACACTACGCAACAGTGTTGAAGTAACATACCCTAGTAACGACTTAGATGACAGTGCAGACTTTGTTCGAATTGATATACCATCAGGTGATAGAAAGCCTAATGAACCCGACAATATGCTAAAATTAAATTATCCATTAATTAATGACACTATTACAGCAACAGTAGTTGGGTTATTAGAATTAAAACAAAGTCGTGTAGACTTAATTATTAATTTTACAACAGACTATTCAAAAAATGATGTAGGTGCAGGTGATGTTATAAGTGTAACAAATACTACATACGGATTTACTAACAAACTGTTTCGTGTTTTACAAATTGAAGAAACTGACGGAGATGATGGTAGTATACAAATAAAAATTACAGGCATGGAATATGATGCTAACGTTTATGATACAAGCGACTTATCACGTTATGGTAGAAGCAATGCCGACGGTGTTATTACTATTGGCGACATTGGAACAATGTCAACACCAACAGTAACAAAGGTTCAACAAAACAGAAAACCTTACATATTAATCGAATCAACAGTTCCAGATAATTTAGATCCAAACAATCAAGCAGGACTTGTTAACGGTGTTGAAGTATGGTATTATCCAATACCTGCCGCAGAATTACCTACTTGGGAAACAGTAGATGACACAGCAAGAACATATCAATTGCACAGCACAGTTGCAAGTAAATCAACAACAGGATTTTTTGCACCAGGTGAAGAAATAGATTATTATATTAGTGATTTTAACGAAGACAATTTTTTAGTTAAGTTAAGAGCAGTAAACGGAACAACACAAGGTCCTTTCTCAACAAGAAGTGGACTTATTGATTACCAACCTAATCAAACTACAGACAGAGTAACAAACGACACAGAAGTAGATGACGGTAGTGGTAACATTTTAACAAGTTTAGGTTTAAGTGCATTGTTGGCTTTCTTAAACTCAATGATGAGAGACAATGCAGGTGGCAGTGGTAGTTTGTTTGAAAAGATATTTGATATTTTTTCAACAGAAGAAGGATTTGATGCAAACGCTCCAAGTATTAAGAAACTAGGATTAAATCCAAATGGTAGTCCAATGATTATTGCACACACCGATGCGGCCTCAAATATTGCAGTAGCACAGAGTGCCACTAACACCACTTATAATGCTGTTTACACTGGTGCTAATTTTAGTCCGGATCTTACCGGTGTATACAAAATAGACATGATAATTGATCAAAATGGTAGTGGAGCAATAGGTGGCAGAGGAAGTTCATTTAGTGAAAATGAAGATAAGATAGTCTTTAATATTCAGGTAGTAGATGTCGCAGGACCCACTTCAATATATTCAGAATCAACAGGCGGGCCAGGTGCATTCTATTGGACAGACTTTGTTACTAGTGGATTGGTAACACTAGATTCAACTAAAAATTACAAAGTAGTTGTTGAGATGATAAACTACACAGAGTCAAATCCAAGTGCCAGTGCAGATGTAACATTAGGTTACAATGTGTATACAGTGTAAGAAAATATGATAGGTAAATACTAATATGGAAAAGCAACATTGGTCAGAAGTAACTCAACAAAATACAAAAGATATCACTGAAATAAAAAACGATATCAAAACGATCAAAGACAACCATTTGCACCATATTGAAAAAGATATGTGTAGACAACGCAAAGCAATGGAAAAGTTAGACAACCG